ATGGCCTCCATATAAAAGGTCATTTCTGCTTGAGATAAATTGGCTTTTTCTAAGCTTGTGATGTAAAGCTGTAATGCGTCCGCGCCATTTAACTTACGGAAATTTTCAGCCGTCACGCCAACTTGGGGTGCGATGTTCTCAAAAAAGTCAGCCATCCCGCCAGCGCCAGTAGCTAGGAAATCCCCTACCTTATCTTGGGTGTCTTTTAGAATGTCGCCAAGCTTTTCTTGTTCAATCCCGAATGTTTTTGCGGCAAATGCTATTTCTTGAAATTGACCCACCGAAGTGCCGCTCAATCTGCTTAACTTGGTAAGCTCCCTACCAACATCACCTAGGCCGGTAACCAAGCCTATAAGCTCTCTTGCCCCCAACGCTAGGCCAATAGCGCCTAGCGCTTTAGCGGCCACCGCTGCCGACTTTTGAATTTTCTGCATTGACCCTTTAACAGTCGATTGCGCCCTATCCATGTCTTTTTTAATCCGCGCTACGTCTGCGGCCATTTGGATAGTAAGCTGGGCTACTGTGGTCATTTGGTTGCCTTTTCCTTGTCAGACTTAATTCGGGCTCTAAACGCTAATGTAAGTTTATCAGATACAACCTCTCTATTAAAGTCAATTTTACTTCGATAAGGAGCGGGTGTTAGTGGATCTTTAGATTGATGGTACTGTGCACAATAAGCCCTTGAGGCGTCAATAATGGCTTGGAACTCCCAGCCCGAAAGAGGGTATTTTGTGCCGCGTTGCCACTCCATGACATCAACTGAGTTAAGCGGCTCAACACCATTAAAACCAGACTTGCAAACCCCACAACGCTCTAAAACCTTAACCAAATACTCTAGGTCATCAATATCAGGCAGATCAGGCACCCCGCCTCTATCTCGCAAATCATCAAGGCGGGATTTTTTCCTTTTTTCTGGGGTTACGCTATACCAAGCCAATTGCTTGGCATAATCGATTAATCTTGTTGAGCACCGCCAAAAAAATTGGCCATGTCCCCTAGGAAGGCTTGAACTTGTTTATTGATATAAATAAGCCTTGTCTCAGAATAAACACCACGGGATCCGTTTGGATATGGGAAATTTTCAATTTCTTTGGTAACTGAAACCAAGAAATTAACATCAGCCTGCTTGTCATCAGACTCTTCTTTTTTCCCATTTTTACCCAATGCTGCTAAGACCTTGCGCGTTGCTGCTGAATCAAGAGCAGCCTTTGCTTTTTCGTACTCAGAAGAGCCTGGGGCATAAACGTGAATTCTTACCGGCTGGCCGTTTCTTAAAAGCGGCTTACCCGTGGGGGTTTCAACTTCTAAAACGGCTGTTTCAGAGAGAAAAAATTCTTCGAATTCATTTTTTTCAATGTTGCTCATTATTAACCTCGCAATTTATGCACCAACCAAGACCCCAGCCGTTGCGAGGATCGGCCAGAGTCAAGGAAAGTGCTAGTTTACGGCCCCTTATGCGGCCAATGATTCTACAATGCCAACACCAGCATCGTTAGTAGTGATCTCAAGAGTAATGTTTGCCCGAGTAATGTCATCAACACCGGCGACAACGTTTTTAAACATCATCACTTTAGCGGCGAAAAAATAACGGTCACCGTTTTGGGTTGTGACCATGAAATAATAATCATCATCGCTATCAGAGGCGGTTTTCATTAGGATCTGACCCGCATCGTCGGTGTCAAGGCCAACAGTTAGAGCAATTGAGCCCTCGTTAAATGAGCCTTTTAATTTCTTTGTTCCCCGAGTGTCAACCGGGTTAAAAGTAACCAAATTGTATTCACGGCCAAATTCTCCATAATCCTCAATCTCGCCAACTAGCGAAGGCAAAGGTGAAGAAGTAAACAAGGTGTTATATCCAGATTCGTCAAACGTTGCTGGAGCGGATGCAGTAACCCGAAGAGTTGAACCTGCGGAAGTGTAAACAGTCATTTTATTACCCCATAGCTATTAGGTTTCGTACCAAAACATTCTATAATCAAACCGCTGCATAAACAACCCTGACTCTGAATCTTTTTCCATTGGGCCGACATCAATTAAACGCATGGAAACAACAAGTTTCCCGGCTATTGTTTGATGGTGCTTAAAATCAAACAATGATCTTAGCACATCTGCAATCTGCTTTACTTCTCCAATGCTTGTCGAAATGGGGTTGAATTGAAATCTACATTGCGCCAATTCTCGCTCGCCTTGCGCTGCTACAAATGGCTGAGGTGTTGCATCAACCAAATTGTAAACAAGCGCGGGGAACTCAGAGTTTGAAGGCAAATAAGGGGATGCGTAGCGATCCCCAATCACCGCTGAAACCGTTGCATCTTGAAGCCAGGTGGCAATGATGATCTCAGGGTTCATTTAGTCACCTTCTTTGAAAATTCTTTATCAATTCTTTTTCTTATCGTTTTTCCAAATTCTTCTAATGATTTGGTTACATTCTGATCAAATGCTGGACGCATAAATGGTTGAGGTCTTACCCCAGGGTGAGAAACAGATTCAACAACCACAGAACCAAACCCTAAAGCCCCTCTTTTTTCTGGTTTAATCTTATAATCAGATCTCTTGCTATCACCTGAACCCGTGTAATAACTTGCTGTGCCGTATTCAATAAAATGAGCGTAATAAACCTTTTTATTGCCCGCTACAACTTTTGATGTAATTTTACCCTGCCTTTTATCAACCCTACTAGAAACACGAATTGACTTCTTAAGGTCGCCATCATCAACAGGTGCAAGATTTTTTGCCGCATCTCTAATAATTCTGTTTGCCGCATTCAAACCAGCCCTAACAATTTTCCCCTCAACCGCCCCGGTAAGTTTTTTTAACTGTCGGTCAAGTTCAGCAAGTCCCTCAATTTTTACTTCGCTCAAGATTGCACCTCGCTTCCGTCTTTGCAATCAAAAACGATAAATCGGCGCTCTTCTTGCAAGTCTCTTGAACCCAAGATTGATAAATACCTTGTTCCCTCTCTGGCAACGTAAACAATCCGCCAGCCGTCAGAATCTTTGGGTGGGGTTAACTGCTCATAATAACGAACCGCAACCGTCACATCTAAGCTTGCGTCCACTACACCAGACCGGAGTTTTTCACGACCGCCAATGTATTCAATTGATGCCCAGACCGTGGCTATGTCCGACCATGTGTCAAGCGGTTGGCCGTACACATCTTTCACGGTAGTCCTGCTCTGAATGGTTACGCGCTTGTCCAGTCGGCCTATATTCATCAAAGCCCCCGGTTTGTCCTGTGCAGATTCAGCAAATCCTCAACGCCATAGGGCAATGAGTCCATCTTTTGGCCTACTTGTTGGCGGTTTTCGTATAGGTGCCCAACCATTAGCAAAATTGCATTTTTAATGCTTTTTGGAATTGGGTGTGGATTAGGGCTTTGCCCGTCGGTATATCCAGCCGTAACGGTCAAAGTGGCCACATTTGGGACGCTCGTTTTAACGCTCGGCCAATCGCCAACCGAATAAACCCTAGCCGGGGCGCTTGCTGAGTCCAATATATAAGAGGATGCAGACAAAGTTTGATTTGCACCAGTTGAGTCAACATACTCAAAAAGATCAATGCTTGAGACCGGCCATTCGTCTAAATCAATAAAGCCATCTTTTAAACGGTCAAAATAAATAACAGATGTTCGGTAGGCTATTGAGTGCCCCAGGTAATCTTCACAGAATTGACGGGCCGCCGATATGTAAAGCGAGATTAGATCGTCTTCTGGGTGTGCAGGAGGGCTTCCAAACGTATCTAGGCGCAAATGGGCTCTCGCCTCGGCCAATGTGACTGGCTCTGTTGATGGCTCTGCTCGTTGAATTCTCTTAACCATTTACGCGCCTAAAGTGGTAGGTGTGGATGTCTTCTCGATACAATTGTTCGCCCATACTTTGCCTCTCGCATTCAAAGCCAAACAAACGCATAAACCATTTTAAACCATCATCGGTGAAATACCAACAATGCTCATCTTTGCGAAAATGCTTACTTTCCAATATGTGCTTTGCGCTTTCGTAAATTGGCATGGAAACAAAAACGCTATTTTTTGCCCTGGATAAAATTGTTTTTGGATCGTGTATGTGCTCAAGAGAATCCCAGAACGTCAAATGATCGACTTGCTTTTCACTCATTAGCAAATTATGCCAGCGCCTTTCTTTTTTTAACCACTCAATTGCTTTGGGGTTAATGTCAAATCCAGCGCAATCCATATCCTCACAAAACCGACCGCCGCCAACACCAACATCAACCATTGAACTTACATCGTTAACCTGGGTAAATTCAATCCTAAAGTCAGTCAAATACTCCCCGGATGGGAATTGATCCATTTCCCTGTATTTTGCCCAATAATCAGCATCATATGGCTGTTCTTTTACCGGATAGTATCCGATGCCAACTTCAGGGAGCCAAACAAGAATATCAAGCTTTGTAGCCAATTCTCGCAATTGATCTAAATTCATGAATGTATTTCTCAAAGTTGGTTATTTGTTTATCACATTTGTGGTCATGCCGAGAGCACATGCAAAAATTGTCAGGCATGGCTTTAACAATCATATTGTCATCAATTCTTGGATCAAACAACCTTTCAGGACAATTTGATGAGCCCCACCCGCCAAAAATACACAGCATGGGAAGATTGTATGCCATGCTTGCCGGTAAAAGCCACCCAACCGAGCCGATAGAGCCCGCGCTTGACTCAAGTAGGGTCATAATGTCGGTCAAACTAAGCTCACCGGCATGGTATTTTTCATGGGCAAACGGCGCGTCTCCGTCTATCCATTCCTTGCCATCTTCTAAGTCGGCGATGGAAACAATGTGAAACTCATCTTTTAGCGCTTCGACTGCCTGACATAGGTATTTAGGGTCACAATTCCTGGCGCTTGCTGGCCACTCTGCCCTAACTGTGCACGGGCGGACAATAATAGTTTTCTTTTTTTTCAGTCCTAGACGCGGCATTTTTATTGATAAATTTGCATTCTTTACGCCAATTGAACGCTCAAGAGCCTCAATTATCGTGCCTCTTTGGTCATAAAAAAGCCGTTTTTTTATCCCAGACGGTCTAAAATTATCAAAGTTTGATTTTTCAATGTGTTTTTTTTGAGTCCGAAGCGTCGTTTGTGGTTTTAAGCACCGAACAGGCAAATCAGCGTAAATTTCAGGCCATGGAGTGTATAAGCTAACAGGGCCAAGCTCTCGAATGATTGCCCTCTGGTAAAAATTATCACCAAGCCCATACATTCCCTGAATTATCATTTCAAGCCCTCAATGTGCCTACGTTCAAAGCAATTTAAAGCTGTTTCACGGCTAAAATTGAAAACCTTCACGCCTTCATTGACTAAATCAGACGCCAAAACATCAAAGTTTTTCAACCATTGGGTGAACTGAGGGTTTCCGCCTCTGCATTTTGCTGGATGGTCACCATGCCAATGCGACTCACCGCCGGTTGCCTGCATATCGAAGCCGAGCAAACCAACCCATTTTGCGCCCCAAAGATAAGCCAAATTTAAAGACTGATAACCTGAATTTCCGCCCAAATTCATTACCTCACGGCCTAATCCCGGCTTACTAAAACCTTGGACCCTAATTGCACCAACTTCGTGAGCCCTGCTGCTGTATGACACTCGGACGGCTTTGCACGTTTCGTTTATTTCGTTTAAATGGGTTTGCCACCAAGGAAAATCACACGCATAAAGAACATCACACCAAGCAGCCAGCCTAAATGATGTGTTAATTGCAATTACTGCTCTTTTTTGCGGCTTTTCTTCTCGCCACTTTTTGATTCTTTCGCAATCACTTTTTGTGAGGCTGGGGCCACTTGCGATGATGAACCATTCTCGCCTGGCCCCGATGTAAAATCATTTGGGATAACTTTTGTTTGGCGTGGACTGACAACGATCTCAACTAAACCAGAATTTTGCAATTGCTTGGCTAACCAATCGTCAATTGGGCGCTCTTCACCACATGAAAAATTTCCGGCATTTATGCTCGAAAAATCTTTTAGTGCTTTCACGTTTATTTTCATACTAACTCGCAAAAAAATGGGGAGCCTCGCAACTCCCCGGTTTATTAAGCTGGCAATGTACCGTACTGGATAGCAGCAGGTCGGTAGAATTCGGCTGCCGCTCTCAACTCACCGCGAACCGTAATAAGGTTCTTGGTTACGTTGTCGGAATCTTGCTCGAACATTTCAACAACAACATCAGAGCGTGGGCGTAATGCCATTGCGTCGGACGCGGCACAAATCAATGTACCCTCTGGAACCGCATTTGAGGCAACAACAGGAAGGCCCCAAAGAATCGGAACCAAGCCATTAGCCAGGTAGCTAACCGCGCCCTCTTGGCCAACATAAGAGGCATTACCTGCGCCTTTCTTGATCAATTCAATGGCCGACCAATCAGCTGGATTGATCATGTAAACGCTCGGCATATAGTCGGCAGCAATTACCGCATACTTCAAACGGTTAGCAAAGTCGATCTTATTGTCACCAGTTAGCGCGGTGTACTCAGTCGAGTTGCCAGTATCTAGCAAGCCAGACATTTGAGAAGAAGCCGCCAAGCCGTTGATGAATCGAGTTTGAAGGATGTTTTGAACCCCATGTCTCAAACGACGGTCAATGTAACCCTCAAGTGCAGGCTGATCATCCATGACCTGCTTTGACAACCGAATGAAATGAGCAATGGTTTTCACGTTTGCTGTTTTCAGCTCAAAGGTCAAATCGCTTTCTGGCTTTGATGCACCTTCAGCCGTTTCAGACGCATTGTTGGTAAATACGTTTTCG